ATCCCAGTGGAAACTTCTTGCGAACCGTTGACAACAACGCTAAAACATATTATACTACGTCAATGAAAATATTAACTTTAGAAAACAGAGCGTATGATTTAAATGCCTTGCCTGACGAAGTGGATGACATGCAGTTCTCTATTTTTGACAACAGCGACCCCGCTAGTCCCGACTATCATTTCATACCTTTGATTTTTCTTGAAAGTTTTAACGCCCCAGCCCTGGTACTAAACATTGGTGGTGCCACCATCAAAATGCCCATGGACTGGCAGGTTCTGATCGGGGAACCCGACCTGGGGGATCTAGAAGTCCTGCCCTTGACCAGCATAAACGATCGCGAATTCAAAGTGTTTGAATTTAACCCCTTGACCAGCTATCGTCCCGACTTTCTTGACATAGAAATCATCGATGTGTATCATGATGTCACTTGGTTCTCACCCAAGCTTCGCAATGGGCAATTGCTGTGTGTGCCGCTGTCAGATGGCGATCGCCCACAGTGTGTTTATTTCGTCAAGGAAATTTCGCGCAACTGCGAAATAGTTGATTACAACCAAGCCTGGTGACATGAGCGATCGATTACACATACGCAACGAAATGGCACAGCTGGATCTCAAGCAGAGATCCTTTTGGCTTGACCTCACCGACGAAGAAAAGAAAAAGTTCAGCAATTATCTCATGATTCGTTGGAGTTCTACGGTATCAGGTGCCCGCGACTTGCAAGAATATTATGTGACGAGCTGCAACATACATCTTAATCGACATTTCTTTGCCATAAATCGGCATCCGCATCTACAATGGTTATGTGCCACGGCTATAAGCCCAGGTCTGGGACGACAAGAGCATGCCTGGATTCCAACCAAAAAGAAAGAAGGCAAAGGCAATGATGTCAAGAAGAAACTCCTGAACTTGTATCCCACCATGAAAGCCAAAGACATCGAACTTTGGGCCACCATGATTGACAAACGAGACATCGCTGCCTTGGAAAAAGATCTAGGTCAAAGCTAATGGACATCAAGTCAAGCTACAACTGGTTGTCACAAGATCTGTGGGCACAGGTAGTGCAAAAAACATATAGTGCTGCAACATGGAGTTTTTCCGGGCATAGCAACGCCGTCAACAACGGCCGCTTTTGGTTTACTGATCTGTCACAGGATGAATTTTTCACCGATGTTTTGTTGCAGCGTATCTGCGACGATACCAAACAGTCCTGGCAGTTGATCAAGGTCTATGCCAACGGCCAAACCTACGGACTCAGCGGTGACATGCATCAGGATGTTATGAGCAGCGAGACTGGCCGATACTACACTTTTTTATACTATGCCAACCCCATGTGGGAACCCGAATGGGGAGGCCATACTGTGTTCAGCAATGGGCACGATCTTGTGGTTAGGTATCCTGCACCCAACAGTGTAGTTTTGTTTGACAGCACCATACCGCACGTGGGGCAAGAGCCCACTCGACACTGCGCAGACCTAAGGGTTACTGTGGCATGGAAACTGCAGAAAGCATAATGCACGTCTGCGGCTATTGTCAGCGGTCCTTTGCTAGGAGCGCCAGTCTTGACGTGCATGTGTGTGAACAGAAACGCAGACACAGCGAGCGAGACGAGGCCGGGGTGCGTATTGGATTCAATGCTTGGTTGAGATTTTATGAAATTACCCAAGGCAGCAGCCGTCTCCGCACCTGGGATGAGTTTACTAAATCGTCTTATTATAAGGCATTCGTAAAATTTGGTCGGTATTGTGTCAACACTAGAGTAATCAACCCCCAACAATTCCTGGAATGGCTGCTGCAACACAATAAAAAAATTGATCGCTGGGCCAGTGATCAGGTCTATACTGAATATCTTGTTCAGTATCTAGTTGTGGAAAATGTTAGTGATGCCTTGGCCCGAGCCATGGAGTTTGGTATTGATTGGGCCACGCAACATATAGCGCCGGCACATGACTGCTTGCGTTTTGGCAGTGTATCAGCCATGTGCCAAGCCTTGGTTTGTGGTCGGATATCTCCCTGGGTAATTTACAACTGTGAGTCGGGACAAAAATTTTTGCACCAACTATCCAGCGAGCAAATTGCAATGATCTGGCCCTACATTGATTCTGATCGATGGCAAAAACGTTTTGCTGATTATCCCGCAGACCAAGAGTACGCTCGGGATATCTTAAAGAAAGCAGGCTGGTAATGTCAACTCTTATCATTGGCAGTCATTGGGAATCCACGTCCGAGTATTATAAAAAAATAGATCTTGCAGCCAGCGTATTGATTGAATCATGCGATCAAATATTTGATGTTGGTCATACCTCGGTACCAGACATGCTTGGCTATCAAAATCTTGAGTTGATAGCAAGCAAAGCCACAGATATCTATTGGGCCGAGTGCGGTATTGAGGAATTTGAGACATTTGATGATTATCTAGATTTAGTTTTTTGGCTGAAAGATTTTAACCGGCGATATCAAACTGTTAGGAATTTTGCATCAGTCACAGTTGATCCCTACGGTATCAAAGAGACATATAAGCCTTCCCTGGAGCAAGCGGTGTTTTTTGGATGCAGCTTTACCGCAGGTACCGGATTGTCAGACCCCACAACGCACTATAGCAATATATTGAGCAATTATTTTCGCAAAGAAGTTTATAATCTTGCTCGAGGGGGCGGCAGTAATGATTTAATCTTCAATAGATTTGTCAACACCCAATGGAATCCTGAACAACTGGTAGTGGTACAACTAACCATGCCCTATAGACTCTATTATTGTAGCGATGATTATCAAAAACTCAACATAATATTGGGCAGCGACAACAAACATCTCGGAGATAAAATCTTACAACAATCGCTGGTAGAAGTTTATCAGAAACCCTGGGTATTCTCCCAACTGTTAGACAAAGTCAATGCCATGAATCAGATTGCTGAGCAAAAAAAGTTAAGAATGGCTTTGTGGCTAGTAGATTACAAAAATCCAGACATTTATAGTTTGCATGATCAAACTTATTTCTATCATATGAAATCATTTGTGCCTGCCTCTCTTATGCAGAACTATCTAGTGGATTTTGCAGAAGATAATTTGCATCCAGGAATCCGTTCCAATAAAATTATCGCTGATGTTTTACACAAGTTCATTCATGAAGTATATTGAGCCAGTCAATGGTTGACTTAGGTAACTGATACAGGTATAATTGTCGTATGAGTGCAGACATTGATATTGATCTAGCAGATAGAAATCCTGTGCTGGGATTGATCAAACATGTGGCTGCTAGACTGCCCAATGACCGCAAGCACAATTCTGGCATCTACGTCACTGAAATTCCACGAGATCCCGTGCATGACATGGCAGCCATCGACTACGAGCAAGCGGAACAACGCGGATATTTTAAAATTGACCTGTTAAACATGACAGTGTATCAAAGCATACGCAGTTCTGAGCATTACCAACAACTATTGCGCACCGAGCCGCCCTGGGCCAGGCTTTGGCAAGATTCCAATTGGGCCAAAAATTTAGTTCACGTTGGAGATTATACCCAATTGTTGTCCGACATGCGGCCGGATTCAATACCAAAAATGGCAGCATTCATATCTGTGATACGTCCGGGCAAAAGCCACTTACAGAATCGTAGCTGGTCTGAAGTATTTGCAGAAGTCTGGAACGGTGACAGCAGCCGTGGCTACATTTTCAAAAAAAGCCATGCTGTGAGCTACGCTGTGTTGGTAGCCCTGCATATGAACATTTTAAACGAGTCCTGATTAATCTACCCGGCGCACTAATGTAATGCTTTTGCGTTTGCTTTTTCTCTTGGCAATATCGCGCAGTGAACACACTGGACCGTGCAAGATCTCTAGATCTCGATTGTTGAACGTTCTAACATAAGAACGGAACGGCTGCCAATCCTCACGTAAAAATATGTTTATGGGTATGCTGTGATTGCTTTCCCACCACCAGGTATTGCCTAGATCCAGGAACAGTTTTTTATGTTCTCGGTTTACTATACATCCGTAGTCATAGATCGTAGTGACATTGCTGTCACGATTTTGCACGATACCCACGTACTCAGTACCGGCATACAGACACAGTGTTATGAAAGGATACCTTTCAGTTAACACACGAAACAAGTTTTCGCCCATAAATATTGTTAGAGAACCCCTATGTACGCAACCACTGCCTATTTATATCAACAAATCCAGACTGTGCTTTTGGTTGACATCACCGGGGCCTACTTTGACCGGAGATGGAAACCTGTGTACGCTAAAAATCTTAAACTCAATCTTGGGGTTGATAATGTTATTTTATTCCAATTTCAAAACCAAGATCAAAAACCGGTCAATATCACCGGAGCAACATTTACCTTTCGCATCATAAGCCAAAACGGTGAAGACTTGTTGTTTGCTAAGGAGCTGGTACCATTAAGCTCCACTCTTGGCAGGGCCAAAGTCACTATCACAGCCGCGGAAAGCCTCCGTTTTCAGGCACAGCCAGCCAGCTGGAGCTTAGAAGTCAGTTCAGGAGTATTGGATCAGGCAGTATTCACCGATGACTATGCCGGAGCTCGAGGAGTGATTGACATCGTGGACTCGGTGTTCCCAGCCTTCATGCCCAGCGAGGTTCTTACCATACCCAGCCAGGCTCCGCAAAACAACGTGTTTTATACCAGCACAGTCAGCACCAATGGCAGTAGGCTAACTACATTCCAGCTAGATACCTTGGATCTCACCGGCAACCTTTCAGTGGAAGGTGCCACAGTCGACGACAATGAGTGGTACATCATTCCCGTGGAGGATCTCAGCACCGGCAACACTGTCAGCGTGATAAGTTTCGCCAACGCCAACAGCCGCTTGGGCATCAATGTCGAGGGTTACCATCCCTTGATTCGCTTGGCCATACAACGACAGAGTGGTAACGTAGAAGCTATTGTGTACCGATGAAATTTGATCGCATAGTGGGGCTGGGCGACAGTTGGATGTTTGGCGACGAGATCGTGGATCCCGCGCTGGGCGACGTCCATGCAGTTGACCCCAAAAATACTGCGTACCGAGAAAAACATTGCTTTTTGGGTCTGCTGGGACAGCATTACAACGTACCTGTTGACAATCTAGGATTTCCTGGTGGCTCGCCGCAAAGTTGTATCTACAACTATATCTGGTACACAGAAAATCAAATTTTGACTCCCGATACTCTGTTTTTAGTTGGCTTGCCTGACGCATCCAGGATGTCTTGGTTCGACCCACACCGTGTCAAGGGAGCCGATGATCAACCATTCAACAATTATCAACACAGTATATGGTTGCGCAATTATGAGAAGAAAAATTACAATCAAAGCCCCAACGAAAAAATAGACGATTGGGCTACATTTTCCATGCTGTATGATGTTTTGACTTCCTGCCCCGATGCCTTTAGATTCAAATTCAAGCAAGCAGTGATGTTTTTTGAAGGGCAAAGTCATAGACACCCAGTGAGACAGTTTAATGTGCTTCCCCCGCCTTGCCTATATCCAACTGATTCTATGTTGTGGCCCGGTAACTGCCTTGCTGCCATGCTGGCCGCCGAAGATCTTAAGCCACGCAAGCATCCCAACGAGATTGGACATCAAAAACTGGCAAATCTCTTGATTTCGCAACTAGATATGCTATAATATCTTGATGCTTGATTTGATGCACTATCTGCCGGCTAAGAAAAAGTCCACGGCATCGGGGTGGATCAGCTTCAATGCTCCTTGTTGTCATCACCGCGGCGAAAGTGCAGATCGTCGTCTGCGAGGTGGTGTCAAGATTTCAGATCAAGGCTGGAGCTATCACTGTTTCAATTGTGGCTACACTGCGAGTTTCGTCCTGGGACGCACATTGACCTTTAAGGCTCGTCAGTTACTGATTTGGTTAAATGTGCCCAGCGACGTTATCGAGCGGGTTAACTTAGAAAGCATGCGTCATCGAAGTGTGCAGGGCCTACTGGAATCCAGCAAACCCGACACCGCTAATGAGTCGGTGACATTTGATGCACGCCGCTTGCCCCTGGGGTTTGAACTAGTGGATTCCCATGCACATCCCGAACACTGGCAATATCTGCGCCGTCGGGCTGTGCCCATGGACTATCCCGTGGGCATGACACCAGATTCCGCAAGGCCCGGCGTGATAATACCTTTCACACATCAAGATGAAATCGTGGGATCATGTCAGCGATTCCTAGACAATCGCAATCCGCGCTACATCCATGACATACCATCAGGGTACGTATTTGGTGCGGATCTGCAAAAGCCCGAATGGCAGCATGTGCTGGTCATGGAAGGTGTGTTTGATGCCCTTAGTGTGTCGGGCATGGCTGTGCTGCACGCCGACATCAATGATCGACAGGCACAATTGATCCGCGGGCTGGGCAAAAACATCACAGTGATTCCCGACCGTGACACGGCTGGTGTCAAGCTGATTGATCGTGCCCTTGAATTGGGCTGGGCTGTGAGTTTTCCTGAATGGCCCAGCCACTGCAAGGACGTTAACGACGCGGTACAAGAATTTGGAGTGCTGGTCACAGTGCTAACTATAATGCACTCACGCGAGACCAGTCGTATCAAAATAGAGATGGCAAAGAAACGATGGCAAAAGAACCTCAAAACAACACAGTAATCAAAGACTACAACGTTGATGTACAACGTTTGTTTCTGGAAATGATGATGGAGGATGCACAGAGCTATGTTCGTGTGCAGAACATTTTCAATCCTGAAAACTTTGATAGATCCCTGCGTCCTGCAGCAGAGTTCATGCGACAACACGCTGATGAATTCAAGACCCTGCCGGACCGAGCACAGGTAGCTGCTGCTGCGCGAGTAAAACTGCAGCCCATACCCGACCTCAACGAAGGACACTTTGAGTGGTTCCTGAATGAGTTTGAAAACTTTACGCGGCGACAGGAACTGGAGCGAGCCATTCTCAAGAGCGCAGATCTCTTGGAGAAAGGACAGTACGATCCCGTAGAAAAGCTCATCAAGGACGCAGTGCAGATCAGCCTGACACGAGACATGGGCACAGACTACTTTGCTGATCCGCGACAGCGATTGATGGCCTTGAAGAACAACAACGGTCAAAACTCAACAGGATGGCCCAATCTTGACAAGCTGTTGTACGGCGGATTCAATCGCGGCGAACTCCAGATCTTTGCAGGCGGGTCGGGATCGGGCAAGAGCTTGTTCATGCAAAATCTTGCTGTGAACTGGATACAGGCCGGGCTCAATGGCGTGTACATCACGCTAGAGCTCAGCGAGGGACTCACGGCCATGCGCATTGACAGCATGCTGACCAATACAGCCAGCCGCCAGATCTTCAAAGACATTGACACCGTAGAGATGAAGATCAAGATGATGGGCAAAAAGTCCGGGCAGATGCGCATCAAATACATGCCAGCACAGAGCACAGTAAATGACATACGCGCCTATCTCAAGGAACTGCAGATACAAACTGGACTCAAGGCAGACTTCATGTGTGTTGATTATCTAGATCTCTTGATGCCGGTGTCGGCCAAGGTATCGCCCAATGACCTGTTTGTCAAGGACAAGTATGTGAGTGAGGAGCTGCGCAATCTAGCGCGTGAGCTCAACATATTGTTTGTGACAGCATCGCAGTTGAATCGTGCTGCCGTGGAAGAGATTGAGTTTGATCACAGCCACATATCAGGCGGTATATCCAAGATCAACACCGCTGACAACGTGTTTGGTATCTTTACCAGCAGAGCCATGCGCGAGCGCGGACGTTATCAGTTACAGCTTATGAAAACACGCAGCAGTTCGGGTGTGGGACAAAAGGTTGAACTAGAGTTTGATATTGAAAGTTTGCGCATACGCGATCTCGCGGAAGATCAAGAGTACCAAGACTTCAAGAAGCGAGCACCCAGCATCTATGAAAGCATCAAGGCTACTAGCCGCATCAAAGAAGTCGAGGACAACGCCACGGTGCCCGATGAGCCCGGCAAGATATCAGCCGAAGTGCAGAGCACCAAGCTCAAGCAGTTACTGGGACAAATCAGACAGTCATGATCGTGAACCATAATGGGCTACACCTATGATACCCAAAGATCGATATCTTATAGATTTTTGGACAGGCTCGCACGGAAATTTTTTAGAATATGTGATCAACTGTTGGATTTTTGGCGTACCAAAAACCAATCATCTTTTTACTCATACCGGTGCTAGTCATAGAGCAAAAGCCGATAAAAATTATCGGGAAAAATCTATAATAGTTTGTGGTCATTACAGTGAGTACAATCTTATGGTATTGTTGCCGCCTGAAAAACTCATCAGAATAGTCATTGAAGATCTTGTGGGTGCTTGTTGTTATCAAATAAACATTGCTTGCAGAGCAGGCGATTTGTCAAAAGAGGACCAAGAACGTGCCAGCATACCCTTGCATGTTCGCCAGCATCCGAATCTGTTACGAGGCAACTATTTTGCCAAACTTGCAGACATAGAACACGCTTATGAGATGCCTAATCGGTGGAGATTTCAGGACATATCGAGCCTAGAAGTCAACATGAGTTGTTTATATGATTTTTTTTCGTTCCTGAGCACGATGAAAAAAATAGCTGATTTTCTTGAACAAAAATTTACTCCAGATTGCGAGCTGATTGATCTGTGGACAGAATTCATGGCGCGGAATCAAGGTTGGCAGGCATGGACCATGTGCAATAGTGTGCTCATGGATTCAATCGCAGACCGCGATCGAGACATCGATCTCAATATTCAGCAACAGGCATTGTTGAATTTTTTGCTGTCTAAGGCAATAGGTATTTTTGACGGCGATTTGTTTGATCGACCCGACTATCCCTGTAACACAAAACAGATCTATAAACTAATAAAAATGCATCTAGACACATTTGATTCTAGATTTTGAGATGTTGATCGATTGTCATTGATCGTACATTAGCACGATTTACCTGCAGAAACTGGCTACCATCACGGCTTCTTAATTCCCCTTGTCCTGCGATCACGGATCCTGAGTTATACTTGATTGGTTTGTCCACAATGAGATCTACATATTCACCCTCTCCTACCCCTAGAGTGATAAAATGGATACATTGTTTACGATCTCTTCGGAACACCCTTGAGTTGGCCACTATGCCGGCAAACTCGAATCTGTCAAGATAGAGATTCCTTACACCCATGCCCGGCAGGAACCCTGGGGAGTTCCAGGCACCATGTTCCAGGAATGACTCCACGGGATCTTCTGTGATCCAGTTGTCAAAGCCTAGGTCTCGCAGATCCCAGCCTGCTCGCTTGGCTTCGTTGCGATAGACCCAGCGGGCATAACTGCCTTGGCAGTGCAACAGCGCAGCACGCCAAAACTCTCGTGGATTGTGTGCTTTGTGATAGGCCAAGGCCCAGATCAGGCGCCCCAGATTCACAGCATGCGCACGGCACAGGCCAAAACCTGCCAAGCTCTGCATCTCCTGGCGTATCTGTTCTCGCTGTGGATGGTTGCCTAGACGTGCCATGAACTCCATGACCTTTTCTTCGTTGCGCTTGGCAAATGCGCGCCGATACATATCGGCTTCATAGGCGTTCACAGAAATCAACTTCATGATCTTTTCTATGGCATCGTCTTCGCACACTATGGCCGAATCCTGCACGGTCTTCTGTGTCCAGTCATGGAAGAACGATGCTTTCTTGCGTCCCTCTACCGCCACGGGACGCACCAAGGCCGTGGCAAACACACAATCATGCACTGAAGTAGGGTGTATAGCGCGGAACAGCCGGCGCATGGCCGGAGATTCGCCCTGCGTGACACCCAAGACATCTCCGCGGCTCAGCAGATCTGCTGTGGCTTCGTCGGTGTGAGGATATTCATGTACCCCGCGCGTGGGATCAATCTCCATGAGCTGGCTGAGTCCACGATTGGCCAGGATGTCTACCTTGAGGTGTTCAAGATCCTCTACTTCGTTCTTGTCCAGCAATATAAGATTATCGTCGCGGAACAGGCTCTGGGGCAATTTGCGATCAAACACAATGACCCCTCCGCAGTGTTTGCTGAGACAGCGTTTCTTGCCAATGAGTTTGCGTTCAATGCGCTGGGCTTCTTCAACATCAATGCCCAGCTTTTTGTAGTCTATGTCCTTGGGCAAGCGACCTCGCACCCCAAGACGCTTGGCAGCCTCTCGCCTGGCTGACTTTTCCTTGTACATAACATAGTTGCTGATGCGAGCGGTCTTGCCCGGCCATGCGTCAAAGATTCTCTGCATGGCCAGCTCTTGCTGGTGATGTGGCACGTCGATGTCCACGTCGGGCAAATCATCGCGGAAGGGATTCAAGAAGCGTGCCAGAGGTATGTTCCATTCAATAGGGTCTACATCTGTTATCGCCATGAGATAGCACACCAGGCTGGAGCCTGCGGATCCGCGCGTCATGTGTGGTATGTCACTGTTGAGATCCAGCACCCTGCGTATCTTGAGAAAGTAGTCCGTGAAACGTTGATTTATGATGATGCCAAATTCTTCCACCAGTCGCTGCTGGTATCGCTCATCCTGGGGACAGGGCCTGCGGAATTCGGCCATGATACTCTCGATCTGTTCTAGTTCAGTTGCCATGATAGTGCCTTAAATAGTGTATAGGAGCCAAAAATGAAAAAATTAATTGTTAGTTTACTACTGGGTTTATTTAGTGTGCCGGGTCTGGCCTGGGAAGCAGTTCTTACCATACACAATAACACCAACTACAACATCACAGTGAATCACAACACCACAGGTGATCTTACTGTTGTGGAACCTGGAGACAGCTGGACCTGGGGTACACAGGATCCCAACAACACCAATGCGCTACGCTTTTGGACTACGCCCAATGTTTGGTTCATGCAGGGATCCGTGAGCTATGGTCCCACAGCCGGTGTATGGGTAGATCGTGGGTGGATGGATCCCAACGCGCAGACCATTAAAATGACCGCCAATGCCAATGGCGCGGTGTTTGTACAAACCACCAACGGTGGCTTGGAAATACTGCAATGGAATCAGTTTGAGCAAGGCGGTACGATTGACCTGACTTTTGATAATGTCAACTAAACACAGCTTTGTTTTCATGACATGAGACTGGTATCCATGCTGTGGCCCACGTACGACGTGAGCCCTGTGCCCATGGCCATGATTGCCGGCGTTCCTGTCTATCACGCAAGTTTTGTAGATGAGTTAACCGAGAATGATGTGTTGCATGTATATGATGCATATACATTGAAAAAACTTAAACGATGGTTCCCCAACATCGAACAACACCGACCCGGAGCCATAATCAATGATCACAACGCTTGGCCAAGGAAAATATTCGACGATGTAGAAGAATACACCATACCTGCCTTTGGCGCACAGATGGCAAAAATTTTTACTGAATCTAGTTTTGACCAAGATATTCGTACTCATCACGCTGCCAATATCATGGTCAACGCCTTGCAAGAAAATAGATATGCTGCATTGAAATTCGCGCAAATATGGAACATAGACTTTGACTATACCTATAACGGCGTATGGCGCGAGGCTGATCTTGGCGATTTCATACCTTGGCTAAGCACTGAACATATGGGCCCAAACTGGAATGATCAAGCTCGGTCAGTATTCATGAGACGCATGGAATTACCTGCAAAATGGATTCCTTTTAGATTTCAAAAAAACATCGACTCTGTTGGTGTCAGCAACTACGGGGGCAATTACTGGACTTGGCACAATGGTTTGAACCGATTATTTTGTAACTCTGCAGTGAGTTTGATAACTGAAAGTTTCCCATTGATTGACACACCGCCCTTGACTGAAAAGACTATTTTTGCAATCCTGGGCCTCACGTTGCCGATATGGATAGGACAACAAAATTCTGCTGATAGCTTGAAAAAGCTTGGATTCGATACGTTTGATGACATCATAGATCACACGTATCAAAATGAGACAAACAGGCTAAAACGCTATTGGCGGGCATTTGAATTAAATCACGAGATTCTACAGTGTGCAAAACGCGCACACGATATCAGAATCAGTGTCAAAACAAGGCTGATCCATAATCGAGAATTACTGTTGTCGGGACAACTAGAACAAGCAAGTTCAGCTATCATGGACACCTGGCCCATTGAAATTCAGCGTTTAGCACGCCCGGTCATGGCAGATCGTTTCATGCTGGACTTAATGTGACTTTCGGTAAATATTTCTATGCAAAAGCAAACACGTAGCTTGCTGGAAGAACTCGATAGCCTACATCGAGAAAAATACAATGATCGTGACCAGGCTCTCATGCTGGAAAGCCGCGCCAATCATGTCATTGTCAGCGCCATAAGGATTATTGAACAGTTGGAAAAGATTTATTCGCCTGAGCGAGCCGAAAATCTCACAAGAAAGCTATTGAACAGCATACGTGATCGTGACCCTGCGAAATTTAGCAAAACCATTAGGCGCGTTCGCTGATCATGCTTACAGAAGGCGGTAATGTATTCAAGGATGCTCAGGGCAAGATACTGACCCGGCGCATCAATCAGGCCGAGATCATGCCCACAGTAAAATGGCTGCAGCAGGTCTCGGGGCTCGATCTAACCAGTGACATAGATCCCAAGACTAGCCTGCCCCGCCGATGGTTAGGCAGCACCGGCAAGAAGCCCACGTCGGGCGATCTAGATCTACAGGTAGATGCCAACGAGATCTCTAAAGATCAGCTGGTGGATCGCTTGTCGCAGTGGGTCAAGAACAATAACCTAGGCGATCAAAAATATGTGGCCAAGAGTGGGGTCAGTGTGCATTTTTTCACGCCCATTGGCGGCGACAGTAAACGTGGCTTTGTGCAAACAGACTTCATGTTTACCAACAAACCACGATGGAATCAGTTTGTGCTCTACGCGGATCCCACGTCAAACTTCAAAGGAGCTTCTCGCAACGTGCTGATCAACAGCATGGCCAAGAGCCTGGGCTACAAGTTAAACCAAAACGATGGCATCATGGATCGCAGCACCAACCGTCTCATCACTGATGATCCTGACAAAACAGCTCAACTATTACTCGATCCACGCGCCACAGAAGAAGATTTGAGCAGCGTGGAGCGCATCATGGCCGCATTGAAGAAGGATCCACAGCGTAATAAAAAGATCGCTGACTTCCTGGATCACATGCAGCGGCAAGGCACTCCCTTTGCGGAAAGCGTGACCTGGAACGAGGTCAACTGGCTGGCGAGACTCAGGGATCGCGTGGTGAATCAGGGCCTGGAGGTCTTGATTGAACAAGAACAAGTCAAGCGTGATCCTCGCTGGCCGCACCCCGAGGACGCTATTTTCCTCAACGGTAGCAAAAAAAGCCAGCAGGTGGTACAGGCCTTGAGTCGTGCTGTGGCGCAACCGCGCAACGTCACCATCAAGTGGGACGGCAAGCCTGCCTTGATATTTGGACGCCTGCCCAATGGGCGCCTGGCGGTCATGGACAAATACATGTTTGACGCCAAATATGCTGCACAGAGCCCCGAAGACTGGATCAAGTATGATCGCAACAAACCCAGCGGCAAGATGCGGGCCAACCTGTATCCCATGCTGCGACAGCTTTGGCCCGGACTGGATGCCGCTGTGAAAGGACCCGGCTTCTACTGGGGCGACATGATGTGGGCCGGCGCTCTCAAGTCCACAGGCGGCCGATATCAGTTCCGTCCCAGCGAAGTCACCTACACCGTGGATCGCACCAGTCCTCTCTTTCCCGAAATCGCAGGCAAGCGTGGTGGTGTAGTGGTGCACAGGGTCTATAGCGGTCTGGGCGATGCCACATCATCGCTCTGGAACGGCAGCGGGCTTGAAAGCGTGCCAGGCGGTGTGCTGATCATCAAGCCCAATCTAGGACAGCCTTTGAAGGCACAGCCCGTGGGATCAGCTGAAACACTGGCCGTGATACGTCAGCACGGCAAAGCCGTGGACGCCATGTTGAATCAACTGCCCATCAGCACACGCCAACGGCTGCAGACCTACTACAATCAACGACTCACGGGCGGTACAGGACTCAGTCTTGTGAACTGGCTGCCGGGCAATGTCAGCGCAGTGCAGCTTCGAAATCTCGTGGGCTCCACCACCAAGAATGCCGACGGTTCTCAGCAGCAGGAACCCGGCTTACTGGTGGCACCAGATCCCAACACCGGCGAACCACGCGCCACCCCCGCCTATCAGGGACTGGAAGCCATATTCAACGCTGTGTACAATTTCAAGATAGGCCTGCTGTCGCAGCTGGCGCCCCAGGTGCAGGGCTTGGAACAGAGCGTGGCGGGACAGCCCGAAGGCGAAGGCTTCATGGTAGACACGGCTCTGGGTCCCATGAAGCTGGTAAACCGTGGAGTTTTCAGCTCTGCGCTCATGGCAAAAAACCGCTAGAGCCCTGTGTTTTTTCCATTTTGACTAAATACAAGCAGAGTCCACGGACTCAACTATAGGAGATTATACAATGGCTACTTTTTATCCATTTAATGGTGATGCGCAACCAGTATTTGCGCTTGACGTAAACAACGGTCCTCAGACCGGCAACATCGGCAGCACCGACGCATTGGTGCAGATGCAGGGTCCCAAGCTGGACTTCTTCAAGGTCGTGGTCGAAAACGGTTCAAACCAAGCGGTTGACCTCCGCGCTGAGCTGGGTGTTTACAGCGCAGGCGTGTTTGATCCAGGTCTGGTCACTGTGTTGAACCAGAGCATCCAGCAGACTGCCACCATTGCAATGTATCAGGTGGAAGGCGACGCTACGGGACAGATCAGCTACGGTCTTTATCCGCAGGGAGCCTACACCGCTGCCACACTGCAGGCCCAATTGCGCGCCATCCAGAACGGTTCAACCGCTGGCAACGTGCAGGTCTACAGCAGCGATGGCACAGTGACTGGTTTTGATGTCACTGGTACTGACGTCACACAGCCTGGTTTCAAGCTGGCTTAATTGCCGCTCGCCACATAGGTTGGAGAGAGCCCGGTTTCTATACCGGGCTTTTTCTTGGGGGTTAAATACCCACATGGAAACTATCCCCCTTTGGCCCATACTGACCTTTCGTTTTGATTGGCCGGAACACAGTTTTTATCAACCTGCTCTGAAACGAGTCTGCGATGACTTGAACAAAACCAAACACACCAGTCACATCGCTGATGGCAGCAAACATGGTCTCTATGAAAGTCCGTTCAATTTTGCACACAACAATGACCCTGCTGTCAGTGCCTGGGCTGACTGGACAAAAAAATGTGTGTTCGAAGCTGCCAAGACGGCTTCGGGATCTGAGTGGCCTCCGGGTATCAATCTAATGCTGGAGCTACACGAGTCTTGGTGCCATGTCACTGACAACGGAGGATTCCATGATCGGCACATGCATCCCAACAGTTGCTGGAGCGGCATTTATTATCTAGACTGCGCAGACATGAAACCCGGCACCATAAATGGTGTCAACAGATTCTATCGTCCCTGGGACACTGCCTACATAGATGCCGGTACAGTGTGGACCCGTAACAACTACATCGACATACAGCCCAATGCTGGCATGTTGTTTCTTTTCCCCAGCTGGATAGATCACAGCGCACTGCCTTATTTCGGAACACGTCAGCGCTATGTCCTAAGCTTTAATTGTCAAATCAAACTGATCAAGCCAGCTGATGCCTGATGTCTCATTTGATACGCTGCCGAACTCTTTTCGATATCACAGCCACCGGTACTCGCGGCGGCTTTAGAAGCCTGCAGCCCGGGCAGTGCGATGACTCGGGTCGTGTAATCAATGACATAGATCAGTGGCATCGCAGTCGCAATCAGCAGCGCAACTGGGAAACCTTGAATCAAATCATCAGTTTGCGTTGCTTGCCACAAGAAATACAGAGTCCCCGATGTGAAAATCGCACATGGGAATTTGTTTTCCGGGTAGATAGCTTGGCTGCCCTCAGCAATGAACAGGTTCTGGGCGCCTTGATCAATGACTGTGCCGATGTACCCATGATATTGGGGCTGGATGAGCAGCCGGGCCTGGCACCATTTCTGCTGGGCCAGGGACCCAAAACCAATGTTTGGTTTGAAGAAATCGGTAAATAATCACGAGGACTACTCATGGACGCCAGTGATATTGAAAAGAAAAGTCTTGAAGCGCATGTGGAACTCTGCGCTGAAAGATATCGCTTCTTGGAAGACAAACTTCAAAGGCTGGAAGAAAAGATCGGCACCATGAGCAATGTGCTGAAAGAAACTCATGATCTAGTGCAAAATATCAGCCACAAACGCTACGAGCAGATCATGACCTGGGCCGGTGGACTGATCGCTGTGTTGCTGGGACTAGTTGGGTATCTATTGTCCACATTCGTTATCAAATGATCAAACCTCCCGCACAAGTTCTGCAAAAAATGCAGGATCTTTTCTCTCGTGAGATCGCAAAGCTCAGCCCGCGCATCATAGTGCCCACGGCCACGGGAGTCATGGCATTTGGTTGCTATAATATAGACCCCCGTAACGGTCAATGCCGTGTTACAAAAAGCAACGGTGGCCAGTGGATGTTTGCGTCGCAAAGTCACGCCATGGCCTGGTGCATCGCAGACAAGTTCGCGCAGCCCACCACGCGCCGTCGTATAGAGTACCTCAGCGATCAATACTACAAACTCAGCACGGATCTTGCCAGTTTCCGCGCCAAATATCGACGCTTACAGGATCTCTCGGAAATGGCCATACTGGAAGCTAGGATATCCCAATGCATCTATGCTTTGACTAACGTGTCAACCCAGCTGGAAAAATGTATATCTCAAACTAAATACTGGCAACAACAGGAATTCCATCATGAAATTGAACGATCTCAAGCCACGCACCGCCCTACATCAAGTAGCTCAAGTAATGGAGAGCTATCTGGGGCATGGTCTAGAATTCAATAAAGTCACTGTACCACAGGCCCAGCACATGCTGCGTCGTGTGCGGGCTGTGCTCAACGAGCAGCGCACAAGTTCTGCCATATGGAATAGCCATCGAGATCCTGGCTATCTCAAGCTGGTCATGATGGAACAGGCTCTGCAGCAGCACGTTGATGAAAACGTCGCCCAAGCCCCCGTAGCTATTGACGTAAATGATCCCAAGACCAAGGCCACCATGAAAAAGGCCGAACAGGGCCGTCCTCTTAACCCTGACGAGCAAAAGACCATCACTGCCATGGCCATGATGAAAAAAGAAGGCGCGGAACCGATTGGGGAAGTAAACGAAAAACAGATCAAAAGAGATCTTGACAGTGGTATGTCACTCGATGCTGTGATAGGAAAGCATGCAAATAAAAGACTCACAAACACAGATGCTATCCGTAAGGTAATCCAACAACATGCCAGGGTAAAAAAAGATCAAGCGGGTTCTCGCCGCATGGTCAAAGAGCAAAACGAACTGCAGCAAGCCCAGGTGGTACTGGCCGCGCAGGACATGATTGATCGCATTCAAGGCATGATCGAAGATGTCAGCGAGATGCAGTACAAAGATCTTCCCGCATTGTCTGCCAGCATCAAGGCAGATCCCAACCTTGGTGCCGACAAAGCAGCACAGTTCCAGAGCCAGGCCACAGGCGCTCTTACTGAACTATTGAATTCACTGCAGGCCGGCAAGACCGGACTGGAATCAGCCCAGGGCGTGTTGACTGGTCAGACAGCAGGAATACAAGGCCTGGATGCCATGGCAGCAGGTACAGCTCCGGCTGGGGGTGATGAGTTGGATCTCAGCCTTGATGCCAACCTAGAAGCTCCAGTGGAGCCCGAAGAGCCCAAAACCGAGCCTGATGAGACCAGCCTGGGACGCAAGCGAAGATAATGCGCATCCATGAGGTCGATGAACAGGCCGATACTCTTAAATTGGCTGGACTGGCGGAATTCCTGATTGGTCGCAGCGACGACACTGGCGCCAGCAAGCAGATCAGTGTTGACGCCTTCATCAACATGGCGCGTAACCTGGGAATCAGTGTAGATGCTGCACGCCTGATAGACATGTCTGCCCAGCCCCCGCTCAGCAATGTCATCAACAAAGTCACTGATGACACCATCTACTTTGTAGGAAGTGAGCCCCCCGACGAAACCATGAACGTGGATCAAGCCCGAAAAACCGTGGACACCATGGCCAAAAGAGCATCAAAAAAACAAAACTAATAGGAGACACATCATGTTAAATTTCATATTGGGTTTAGTGATTGGTCTAGCTGTGGCATGGTCGGTACCAATGCCACAGTTATTGGTAGATCTTAAACAAAAATTACTTGACACACTGCGCAAATAATCGTATCATAGCGTGATGCTTGGCAAGACTCTGTTTGTCTTTGCCTTGACTTTAATCTATGTTAACATCACGATTTGATTATGTGCCTTTGTCGCGCTGCTCCGTGGATGGTCGGCGCAACTATCTGGCTCCCGACGGCATGCAACTGCCTTCGGTCACTACCATCCTTGAAGCCACCAAACCAGCAGAAAGTCGACGTGCTTTGGCCGAATGGCGCGCTAGGGTAGGCGAGGTCAAGGCCAAGGAGATCAGCACTGAAGCTGCAGGGCGTGGAACACGCATGCACAAATGGCTAGAGAACTATGTCAAGACCGATGTTGCTGGCACACCAGGCAGCAATCCCTATAGCCGGATCAGCCATGACATGGCCCAGGCCATTATAGATAACGGCTTAAGCCAGTGCCAGGAATTCTGGGGCACAGAAGTCAGCATGTATTTTCCTAAAATCTATGCAGGCACCACGGATCTAGTGGGCGTACATAAAAATGTAGAATGCATCATGGATCACAAGCAAACCAATAAGCCCAAACGTCGTGAGTGGATAGATGACTATTTCCTACAACTGGCAGCCTATGCTGCCGCGCACAATGAAGTTTATCATACGCAAATCAACAAGGGTGTGGTGTTCATGTGTGTAGCGCCCAAGGAAACTGAACCCGGTATCTTTACCCAACCCCAGTATCAGGAATTTGTATTAGAGGGAGCAGAATTTGACCAGTACACACAGCAATGGTGGCGGCGCGTGGAAGAATATTACATCAAGCATGGCTAAATAATAGCAAATTGAGCGAAACACATGGCCATAGTACAAATATCACGCATAACCAACCGTAAAGGATTGCAGGAAAACCTGCCCCAGCTGGCCGGCGCAGAGTTTGGTTATTGTGTTGACACCCGCAGGCTGTTCATAGGCAACGGCACTTTGCAAGAAGGTGCGCCCACCGTTGGCAACACCGAAATACTCACTGAATACAGCGATCTCACCGATCTTTTAGACTACACCTATGCTGACGTTGCAGTGGGCTATGCAGCGCAGACTGGCCCCAACGCCAATCAACCTGTAGTTAGATCGGTGCAGGCCAAATTAGATGACATGGCCAGCATCCGGGACTTTGGTGCAGTAGGAGATGGTATTGCTGACGACACCGCTGCCATTAATAATGCCCTTTACCAACTCTACTGCAGAGAAAACAACACGCAAATACGCCGTAGCTTGTTTTTTCCAGCGGGCACCTACCGTGTTACTGAAACCATTATTATACCCACCTATGCCAAGCTCATAGGCGAAGGAGCCGAATCTACCTTCATCTATCTTGACAGCAACGTAGATATCAGCAGTTTAACTGCCTATGTGGCTCGTTTGGGCGACAGTCGACAGCAAACTGGTGCCAACATTGGTACCAACGGAGCCCAACCTCCGCAGGACATTGAAATATCCAGCATGACTTTCCAGAGCGGTGTGGACACCGATGTTTTTTTAGTTGACCGTGCCCGTAATTGTTGGTTTTCCAATGTGTATTTCGTGGGCAACATAGGCATAGATGAAATAGAAAACAACGGTGTGACCCCGGTTCCAGAGTTGGACTGCGTGGTTTTCAACAGTGGCACAGAACTAGTGTGCACCAGCATCATTTTTGATCGGTGTATATTTGCCGAAAATGCCTATGCCTTTGACATCGAAGACAACACAGAAGGTGTGGTAGTCAGTAACAGTTATTTCAAAGTTTTGCTGCAGGGCTGTGATGTCAACAATACCAGTACTGGTGGTGTTAGAATTTTGCACAGCATATTCGACAACATTTACCGCCAAGCTATTGTCTATAGAAACAGCCTTAATGTTTCTGCCTTCAATGTTTTTTACAATGTCGGCTACAGCATTGGTTCCCCCAGTCCGACAACTGCTGTTATCAGTTTTGAAAATGATCTCAATGTCAGCATGGGAGATCTTTTCGAACGTAGTGATGCTGACGCCTATAATGTGCCGCGCATACTGATCACTCAAACGAGTCCGGTCACGGGTGGACAAGAAAATCAACTGGGTAGATATAATCGGGCAGCCGGGCGCACTTTTGAGATACAAAATAATGTCAGCAATCAAACCATCTTGAGCGTGAAAAATGACAACATCAAAGCATTTAAACTGTTCTATACCATTACCAGAGATACTGCTAACAGAACCGGTACGCTCATGGTGGTGAGTGGTCCTGATGACAGTACCAATCCCGTGGTCTTCACTGATGACTTCGTCGAAAACCAAGACGTGGGAGTGACTCTGATCTGTACCCAGGTCAGCAGTCAAGTCAATGTTTTATACACCAGCAATAACTCTGGCTTTGTTGGTACCATGACCTACAGCATGTCGCATCTGGCTTGATGTGGCCTTTGTTTTTTGAAGAGCGTCTCCGCCAGTGGCATGATGTGAGATCAAGCCTAAGCAGTAACATCGGTGCCGACCAATTATTGACTGTGAATCAATGGTGGTGGCGCGCACCCATGGTAAATTACAGTCTGCACTGGAGCGACGTAAACAGCTGGCCCTTGCCGTGGGAACTACTGACCTTTGACGGATATTGTAATATATCTAGAGCACTGGGCATGGTATATACACTCGCACTGGCAGCACCCTTGCTGCGCGACAAGATTGTAATGCTGCATGGACATGAAGCCACGTTGGTCATGATCACAGGACTTGATTATGTCATGAACTGGGATCCTTCCGCTGTGGAACCGATTGATCTGGCGGAGTTCAGCTTGATTGGCACGCTGGCTTGTAGTAAAATTCTTGACTGGAAAAACATATGAATCAGATATACGTAGAAAAAAGAAATGGCAGCCGTGAGCTGCTGGACATAGAAAAACTGCATCGTGTGGTATTTTGGGCCACACAAGACATCACTGGAGTCAGCGCCAGTGAAGTTGAGATCAAGAGTCATCTGCAATTTTACAACGGTATAAAATCCACAGACATTCAGGAAACCTTGATTAAAAGCGCTGCTGACTTGATCTCAGAAGAAACACCCAACTATCAATATGTGGCGGGTCGCTTGATCTGTTATCATTTGCGCAAACAGGTGTATGGAGATTTCAAGCCTTGGCATGTGCTAGACTTGGTGCGACAAAATGTCGCTGCTGGTTTCTATGACGAGGAGCTGCTGTCAGCCTACAGCGCCGAAGAGTGGGATCGCATCAATGGTTTCATCAAGCATGAGCGTGATGAAGAACTGACCTACGCGGCCATGGAGCAGTTCCGTGGCAAGTACCTGGTACAGAATCGTGTGACCAAAGACATCTACGAAACACCACAAGTGGCTTATGCGCTGATCGCGGCCACGCTGTTCAGCAATTATCCCCGTGAATCAAGACTGAGCTGGGTCAAAGACTACTATGATGCCATCTCCACGCACCAGATCTCGCTGCCCACACCTGTCATGGCCGGAGTGCGCACACCCATGCGCCAGTTCTCCAGTTGTGTGCTGATCGAGACCGATGACAGTCTGGACAGCATCAACGCCACGGCCAGCAGCATCGTGAAATACGTGAGCCAAAAGGCTGGCATTGGCATTGGCGCAGGTCGCATCCGCGCCATCAAGTCACCCATACGCAACGGTGATGCCTACCACACCGGTGTGATACCTTTCTATAAGTTGTTCCAGGCCGCCACACGCTCCTGCAGCCAAGGCGGCGTGCGCAATGGTGCTGCCACACTGTACTATCCCATATGGCATCTTGAAGTTGAAGATCTCTTGGTCTTGAAAAACAACAAAGGCACTGAAGACAATCGAGTGCGCCACATGGACTATGGCGTGCAGTTCAACAAAGTCATGTACGAACGGCTCTTGGCCAACGGCGACATCACGTTGTTCTCACCACACGATGTTCCGGAAATGTATGAAGCATTCTTCTCTGACGTGGATCGCTTTCGCGAGCTCTACGAAAAGGCCGAGCGCAACACCAAACTGCGCAAGAAGACCATCAAGGCCGTGGAACTGTTTACACGTTTCATGCAGGAGCGCAAGGACACTGGACGCATCTATCTCATGAACGTGGACCATGCCAACAGCCATGGATCATTCCGCCCTGAAGTCGCGCCCATACATCAAAGCAATCTCTGTTGCGAGATCGACTTGCCCACACGACCGCTCAACAGTGTAGACGATGATCAAGGTGAGATCGCACTCTGCACACTCAGTGCCATTAACTGGGGTGCGTTCCGCAATCCCGAAGACATGGAGCGTGCCTGCACCTTGGCAGTGCGTGGTCTTGACGCGCTGTTGAGCTATCAGAATTATCCCATCCTAGCTGCACGTCTGGCCACAGAAAATCGTAGACCCTTGGGCGTGGGCATCATCAACTTGGCCTATTGGCTGGCCAAGAACGACTTCAGCTACAGCGATCCTGCCTGTTTGCCCGAACTGGATCGTTGGGCACAGCACTGGAGCTACTATCTGATACGTGCATCCGTGGATCTGGCTCGCGAATTTGGCGCATGCCCCCGGAGCTCAGACACCAAGTATCATTCGGGCATTTTGCCGGTGGACACCTACAAGCGCGAAGTGGACGAGCTGGTGCCGCATCAGGATCATGTGGACTGGCAGAGCCTGCGTGAAGCCTTGCGCGAGCATGGCATACGTAATTCCACGCTCATGGCTCTGATGCCAGCAGAAACATCGGCCCAGATCTCCAATGCCACCAATGGTGTGGAGCCGCCGCGCAGTTATGTCAGCATCAAGCAGAGCAAGGACGGTGTGCTGAAACAAGTGGTTCCAGAATATCGCAGGCTCAAGAACAAATATGAACTGCTGTGGGATCAACGCAGCCCCGAAGGTTATCTGCGCATCATGGCAGTGCTGCAGAAGTACATTGACCAAGGTATCTCGGTCAACACCAGTTACAATCCGCAGCACTACGAAGAAGAAAAGATACCCATGAGCGATATGTTGCGTCACTTAGTGATGTTCTATAAGTACGGCGGCAAGCAACTGTATTACTTCAACACCTATGATGGCTCTGGTGAAATCGACATTGATCGCTTTGTGCCTGCCAGCAAAGAGACATCAGACTCCGACAGTGCAGATGACTGCGACAGTTGCAAGATTTAGGCTACACACATGACAGTTTTAAACCTAGCACATCGCGATCATACCAAATGTCTGGCTTTCCTGGATCCAGGTGGCACCATTGGCATGCAGAGATTCGATACCTTGAAGTATCGCCAGTTTGACAAGCTCACTGACAAACAACTGGGCTTTTTCTGGCGGCCAGAAGAAGTAGACGTGCTGCGCGATGCCAAGGACTTCCGAGACCTCACTGTACACGAACAACATATCTTTACCAGCAACTTGAAAAGACAGATCCTGCTGGATTCAGTGCAGGGTCGATCACCGGCCTTGGCACTGCTGCCCCTGTGTACGCTTCCCGAATTAGAAACATTTATCGTGACCTGGACCTTCAGCGAGACCATACACAGTCGCAGCTACACTCACATCATACGCAACATCTATCCTGATCCGGCACGTGTGTTTGATGAGATGTTGGAGGTGCAGGAGATCATACAATGCGCTCAGGACATCACCAAATATTACGATGATCTAGTTGCCTACAGCAATCTGTATCAGAGCCTGGGTTTTGGCCGTCACACTGTCAAGGGTGAGAGCATTGACATCACGCCACGTGAACTCAAGCGCAAATTGTGGTTGGCCCTGACATCAGTGAACGCGCTGGAAGGCATCCGTTTTTATGTGAGCTTTGCCTGCAGCTGGGCCTTTGCCGAGCTGAAGAAGATGGAAGGCAATGCCAAGATCATCAAGTTTATTGCTCGTGATGAAAACGTGCATCTGGCATTCACGCAACAGATCATGAAACTGCTGCCACAGGACGATCCTGAATTTGCTGATATCCGACAGGAAAGCCAAGACACCATGATGGAAATCTATCGCGGCGCCATACAACAAGAAAAAGATTGGGCACGATATCTTTTCCGTGACGGCAGCATGATTGGACTCAATGAACAATTGCTGTGCGACTATGTTGACTGGATCGGCAACAAGCGCATGACAGCAGTGGGATTGCCTACAGGGCCGCGTGGCGGCAGCAATCCCCTGCCCTGGACACAAAAATGGATCGCGGGTGCCGATGTACAAGTGGCACCTCAAGAAACTGAAATCAGCAGCTATGTGGTGGGTGGCACCAAACAAGATGTTGATTCCAACACACTGGCAGGACTATCATTATGAAACTCACAATATACAGCACCGCAGTCTGTCCCTACTGCAACAACGCCAAACGATTCTTGGACCAACACAGTATTCCCTACGAAGAACGCCGTGTGGATTCTGATCACGAAAACATGAAATTTATCCGGGATCGTGGACATCGCACCGTGCCACAAATTTATCTCGGAGACGAGTTATTTGTGGAAGGTGGTTGGGATGGATTGAAAACACAAGACCCTGCGCAACTGCGTTTGCGCATGGGCATTACAGATCTAGGTGGCCTATGACTATTGAACCCAATGAGATTTACACATTTAAACTCGCCACAGGTGAAGAAGTGGTTGCAAAAGTTTTGGAGATCCATGAAGACAGCCTGGTGATCAAAACTCCCATCAGCACAGTGCTGAGTCAGCAGGGTCTGCAGATGATGCCCGCATTGTTTAGCTCTGTGCTGGAGCAAAATGTGCGGCTAAATAAAAATGCTTGGGTCATGGTGGCAGTAACCCGCAACGATGTACGCAACAGCTATATTGAAGCAACTACCGGCATCGCACCAGTGAATAAACAAATCATAACAGGATAACATGTTCGCAGCTAGAGTTGGAGATCCTTGCATACCGCACTGCACACCTTTCGTGATTGCACCGCCGGGATCGCTCAACGTTTTTATCAATGGTCTACCAGCTGCTAGACTCACCGACAAAGTGACCCCTCACACCATGCCCAAAGGCAGCACCTGCGTGCCACACTTGGGAGTCACTGTGATCAAAGGCAGCGCAACTGTGTTCATTAATGGACTGCCGGCGGCTAGAATGGGCGACACAGTGGGACCCATGTGTACTGCGATCCAAAGAGGCAGTGTTGATGTTTGGATAGGTGGATAGCCGTGACCGCGGTCTACTCCTCTCTACAATTAAATGCTGGTGCTGGATTCTTGCCTTCTCCCGAAGCCGGAGTAGGGGCCGCCATACAATTCCCGCCTGACCTAGCTGCCGCTGTTAATACCTACGAAGGCATCAACATCGTGTCGGTGTTGTATTCCATATGGCAGCAGGCACAGACCGAAGTTTCTTTGAGCAATCTCAGCACCAATACTCTGTTATCTTTGTTGACGCTGGGTGCAGAACAATACGCAGCTCTCACCAACGTGTTTGCCAATACCACCACTGCGCTGTCTGTATATTATAATGGTGTGCTAGACAATTGGTCAAACACCGTGACATATACAGCCAGCAGTGTTGTGGTGTACAACAACGAGATTTGGCAGAGTCTTGCCATCAACTCCAACGTGGTGCCCGGTACAGATGTTACCAAGTGGGTGCCGGCTATTGACTATTACCGAGCCAGTCAAGTGGCTGAAGTCAATGCCAATGCCGTGATTGGCAACGGGGATCTAACCAAGTTTTGCCAAATATTCACAGCCACTGACGCCTACGTGGCACAGGCCAATTTGGTACTGAGCTCTTGTGCAGGAGCAAACAATTTGGCCCAGACTTTCAGTGCGACCACAGGTGGCATGGACAACATCACCACCGGCAGCATGAATCTTGTCGGCAACGATCTTTCAGCTGTGAGCGCAGACCTAGCAGCATTGGGCACAACAATAGACCTTGCCAATCTTGACAGCCTGGGCATGCCCAGCCAGCTGCTAATACAGACCACTCGCAGCACCGGCGGCATGATCCCCAGTCTTTCCAGTCTCCTGGCCGCTGCGGGATTCACCAGCGCAGAGATCAACGCCCTGGCCAATGGCGTCAATGTACTAAATCTTGACGGACAAAAGGCGCTGTATGAGGTAATGCAGAACGTCACTAATGAAAATCTAGAGCAGGTCCTGACTATACTGCAGGTGGACAACACCCGACTGCAGCTCACCAGCATGGCAGATCTCTTGGATCCACGGCGCATGTTCCCCAACAGTTACTTGAACTTGACCTGTCCCACGCCCACTGGTATTGAATTCATTTATCTAGCGCCGGGCGATTTTGACCCCAGCTTGGGCGAAGCCTATGACGACAGCCAGGTCAATACAGCTCTAGAAGCTGTAGTGGAAGATCCCGTGGCATACCTTTATGCTGGTCCCAACAACACCAACAGTTACAGCGCCATGCGCACAGTTATACCATCGGGCCAGGCCCTGGCCAACAAGGCTCTGGCTTTGAGTCTCTCCCAGATCAAAAACGTACAAAACATTGGGCTACCTGCCCTGGGCGACGTCATGTCCGTGATCACCACCAATCGAGACTTGCCCTTGGTTCAGACTTTGACTGTGCCGGTTCCGCCTGCAGTAACGGCCAGCTTTGTGAATAATGTAGGTAATGGTTCAACAGCAGGTAATCTTTTGACCTTGACCGACATTATTGGCGTAGTAAGTCTCAACTCATTTCCATCGGCGTTCTATACAGCCAGCAACACCATCAATGAACTCAACGAACTGGTGCAGCTGACTCCGCTCGATGACATCTACACCGACATGATAAATGTGCTGGACGGCGCTTATGGCACGGGTCCCGTAATCATTCCATCGGGTCCCGCAGCTGGCACCTACACAGACTTTGATGATGCTTTTGTGGGTGGATTAATCCCTTCCGCCGAGTCTATCTTGAATACCATTGCGGCGAACAATGCCACCACACCAGGCGCCAGCACCACGACTACCATGACAGCCTGGACCAGCATGCAGAACGAATACAGTCGCGAGATCTCGAACCAAATCAAAGCCCAGCTGGACTTTTCTGCCTTTGAGCCCAACAGCATCAGTGCGGCCATGACCTTTGGTATCAATCTACACAGTTTTGCTATGCAACCCGCTGCCAGCACAGTGCTGTCCGCGTTGGCCAACAGCAGCACTCTCAGCGGGCAAAGTCTTAGAGCCACTCTCCGAGAAGGCCGCAACATCCGGGCCATGGATGCAGTGGGCCTAGCCACTGTGACTCAAATTCCAGCAATTTAATTGCCCAGAAGTTGGACAAAAGTCCAACAAAACCTTGACTTTCCTTGTACAAATCATATATAATCTAGATTGAATGACATATAGGAGTCGACATGAAAACCGTAGGCGATAGTTTGACAAAGTTTGCTGTTACCGGCGTCAAGCCCGGTGTGTTGGAACCCAATGATGCTTTTGAAACCATCACTGAAACAAGCTTTGAAGGCAAGTGGAAGGTCATTGTGTTTTATCCCAAGGACTTTACCTTTGTGTGTCCCACAGAGATAGTGGCCTACGACAAACTCAACAAAGATTTCGCTGATCGCAACGCGGTATTGTTGATAGGCAGCACCGATAATGAGTTTTGCAAGTTGGCCTGGCGTGCCGCACACGCAGATCTGCGCAACACCCAAAGTTGGATGTTTGCTGACACTCACCGCGAAGATGGCTGGAACGCCGAGCCTGCTGGTTTGGCCAATCAGTTGGGTGTGTTTTTCAACCCAGCTGGTGCTGCCTTGAGAGCTACTTTCATCGTTGATCCCAACAATGTTATTCAACATGTTACTGTGAACAATCTCAACGTTGGTCGCAGTCCCGAAGAAACCCTGCGTGTGCTTGATGCAACGCAGACCGGAGAGCTTTGTGCATGCAATCGCGCAGTGGGCGGATTGACTTTGAACTCTCTCTGAAACAACTAGGAAACAAAAAATGAAAAAGACCGCAATAGTTATTTTTGGGTTGATGAGCACGATTGCTATGGCTCAGGATCGTGTGAGCAAGTTTGATCGCAATGGCGACCAAGGTGTTGATCGCAGCGAACTCACATCAGTGTGTGAGGTTTCAAACAGTTTATTTAATCGCGCTGACAAAGACAGCGATGGCAAGCTTACCAATGCAGAAATGCGCACTGCTAAAGCCTATCTATTTTCTCGCTGCGACCAAGCCAAGTTGGTTAAATATGCAGCAGACACCACAGCAGAAAAAATCTAATCAGCTGTGCGTCTATTTGAATCACAAGGAGATATCATGAAAACTTTTGCAACACTCGCCCTCTCAGCCCTGGTTCTCGCGGGCTGCGCCAAGACCGAAGAAGCCGCTGCTCCAGTGGAAGCCGAAGCTGCTCCCGCTGCTGAAGCCGCTGCCCCAGTTGAAGCTGCCCCTGCCGAAACAGCTCCTGCTGCCGACGCTGCTGTGACCGAAACAGTCACGGTTCCGGCTGCTCAGTGATATATACTGTTGTGAAAACACATTTATTGATAACCAGTACCAGTGCATGGCCAAGAAAATTGGACAGGCATCTGTGCGCCCGCAATGAACACACATACGCAGGATCACAGAGGTAACCCGGACGTAAGTGGTTGATTCACAACAACTTTTAGCCCCGGGAAAGAAATTTCCCGGGGTTTTTCGTTTTATACTTGACTTTCTGTAGAGATAGTGTATAATACGTGACCAGTGCTAGAGCGGAACGTGGCTGCGCAGAGCACTCAAATATCTGCATACAGGCGGACAGGAAACATGAAGGCCATGGCGACAACGTGGCTGGTAAGACTCCTGGGCAGGGCTTGACCCTGTCATGATGCCCCGGTAGCACAACGGTAGTGCAACTGATTTGTAATCAGTAGGTTGGGAGTTCGAATCTCTTCTGGGGCACCATATTGAAGCACATTAGTATCTGGCTTGGAGAATGCCTAGAATTAAAAGAGAGTGGCTCCTTATTAAGACTCTGGCTAGTGTGTTTCAATATGGTTAGAGTAGGGTGACATGTACGCAGTCTCTAACTGCCGAGGGTCGGGATTCCTGAGTCGGCAACACCGACACCATATATGTTTTTTTGCGGACCCATCGTCTAACGGTTAGGACATCACCCTTTCACGGTGAGAATAGGGATTCGAATTCCCTTGGGTTCACCAATTTTTTGCCGGGTTGGTCTATCGGTATGACAGCGGTCTCCAAAACCGTTAGGGGCGGTTCGATTCCGTCACCCGGTGCCACTTACTCATATAAGTATGGTTGATGATACAACAACTCAACCCCTGCGATCCCAAAAAATGGTTTGAAGACTTTGAAAAGTCGTCGCATTATTGTAAGGCCATGTCAATGTATGATCATGCGATTTCATCGCATCAAGAAATGACTTTGTTAAAAGCCGCATTGCATCACACTGTGTATGCAGATGGCAGAAAGATCTGCGAACAATATAAAATATTTGACATTATCCCGCATTACTATATCAAATTTTTGCTGGATATATCTCCCAATTCAATACTTGACCTTGGTTGCGGTCACAATGTTTTAAAAAAAATCTATCCCAATATTATTGGCCTAGATGCAGATCCAGATGCAAACTATGACGTGTTTGATTATTTTGATGAAGAATTTGTTGTTGGGCACACCAACATGTATGACGCAATAATCACTATAAATGCCATACATTTCAGTCCAATCGATAGCATTAGAAATAGGTTGTTAATGATAAATCGTCTGTTGAAGCCCAATGGACGTGCTTTTGTTTCGACTAATTTTGAGACATGGCTGATGCACACTGACAAAAACGTTGTAAAGTCTATGTTTGGGCCATTTCCGAAGTTCAGCGAAATAATGGATTACATCCACCAAGAGATACAAGCTACCGATCTAAACTTTTTAGTAATTGACTATCCAGTATTGTCTTACTCAAAAGAATCAACTATACGTGATGACCTCAATGGAAATTTACGTGTAGTATTTGAAAAATGCTGACTTACATTTTTATAAAATATCTCCCGGGTTCAGCAGGCAATTTTTTTTGTAGATGTATTGGTCTTGTGTCTGACCAATGTTATGGCTGGATTCCGGCGGGGACTGACAATATAAATTTAAGCGTTGAAGATAAATTTAATGTCTTCCAATATAAAGAAAAATGCAAGACGTGGATTGACTTTGAGCGCAAGTTGCAGCATTATTCGCAAGTAGTGCCGCATCATGCTCTTCCTCACGGAGCCGTTTCAGTATGGCAAGGTCATCCATGCTACGATTTTTTGTCAAGAGATATAACAGGACCAGATGATAAAAAGTTTGTTTTTTACATTGATCCCAGCAAAAATTTCGAATGGTGTATGTTGAACTGTTTGTACAAAAACAGCTACATTGATGCCAAGTGGTTGATCGAAGGCAAAAAAATGCTCGATGACGCCAACATTGTCAAACTCGACCTTGGTGACATTATTGCTTCGCGTGATACCTTGGTTGGTTGTGTGGAGAAAGTCTGCAATATCGCAGGCATTGTTTTGAAAGAGCAAAATAAACAAAAGATAGCAGAACTCTGGGACCAATGGACGTTGACAACATTGCCAGCGTCAGAGTTTCAAAGGTTTAAAACCAAAATTGGTTACTGCAATACTTGAGGCATTGTCTAACAGCATATTAGACAATTCTTAGGAAAATTTTGTTTATGGCATGTTGTTACCTAAATAAAACATAAGGAGCGATTGACAGTGAGTGCAGCAATTTTGGGTTCTGGAAGCCTCGGTGGAGAACTTCAAAAATTCCTGCCCCATAGCACGGTTTTTTCACGATCTGACTTAGATTTTTTAAATCAACAAAGTATATCTGATTGCGTACCAAGATTACTTAAATTTGATACTATCATAAATTGTATAGGTGTGTATCAAGGAGATACAAAAGATATTTTACAAGTTAATTTTGTATCACCGGTGACATTGACTGAAGCCTTAATTCAGTCAAATTATCAAGGACATCTAATCATGATAGGCAGCCATGCTGCCACATGGCCCAGTTGGCCTGGTATTTCACATGATCGCTTGGTTTACGCCAATAGTAAACTAGCATTGAGAAATTATATATTTGGATTGTCTCAAAGCAAGCTCACTAACATGACTCTGAGTATGATAGATTTAACCAAGTTTAAATCGAACATGAGCAATTATCAAGGGTATGACATTGACAAGACCGCAAGGTTAGTGGCAACGGTCATCAATCAAGGCATTAAAGTTTTGCATATTGAAGCATACTAATGATTGATTCTATAGAGATAGAACTTACAACACATTGCAATGCTTCTTGTCCGCAATGTTCACGTAACTTTTACGGTGGACCCAAATGGCCCACCCTACCACTGGTGTCGTTGGATCTAGAATGGTTGAAAGCAAAGCTTCCATTGGAGTTTGTCAAGAATTTAAAATTGATTCGTCTATGCGGAACCTATGGCGACCCTTGTGTACACCCTGATTTATTAGATGTGATACAATGGTTCAAGACTCAAACTCAAGCAAAAATCATTATTAATACCAATGGTGGAATGAGAAAGCCCGCTTGGTGGACTAAATTGGCCCGCACACTTGGACCCAACGACATGGTGTTGTTTGGTATCGACGGGCTGGATGATACCAATCACATATATCGTAAAGGTGTTGACTATAATAAGTTAATGGATAATGTCAAGTCATTCATTGGCGCAGGTGGCCAAGCAGAGTGGCAGTTCATCGTATTTGAGCATAACCAGCACCAAGTTGAGGCAGCAAGAAAAATTTCGCGTGACATGGGATTTCGAGAATTCTTTGTTAAAAAAACCACAAGGTTTGTTGACAAAAAACATGAACTAGTCAACAAGATTCCCATAATAGATAAACATAAAATTGTTTTTTTGCGGCCGCCCACAGATCCACGATACCTCAACGAAGGATATGATTCCTTTGATAAAAAGTTTTATCAATCTGTGCCAATAAAATGTATCAAAAAAAGCATCAACATGATTTATCTAGGTGCCGATGGTTATGTTTTTCCCTGTGGATATTTGCATGACAGGCTGTATGGCTTTGAAGCGGAGACACACCCGGACCAACAACGATTGCAACATCTTTTTTCGTTGTGCGGAGGATCAGACAAAGCCAATCTCAACTTTACCGCGCTAAACGATATCATTTATGGAAAATGGTTTAAGATATTAGAAGAAAGTTGGTCAAATGAAAATAGATTGGAGAGATGCGCCCATATATGTCACGAGAATAACAAGCTAGTATCCTATATTGACAGTCATATTGGCTACAAAGATTTTTAATTTCGATTATTGAGGAGTCGTCTAACGGCAGGACAGCAGGTTTTGATCCTGCTTATCGTGGTTCGAATCCATGCTCCTCAGCCATATCGTCTTGGTGACCTGCAAAAGTAGAATTGTCTACCCAGTACCGGGCTCATCCTGACAGTGCCAGAGCTTGTCCGTTTGGATGGCACAGTCAGAACATGAGGTGGAACGGAATAGGTCATGCTGCCGGGGGGTATGGCTGACAACAATCTAGTAGTAGGGATTACCGCGAAAGATAGCCCCGGCCGTCTTACCCAAAATATGCCCGACACCTCTGCGCTTCGGTGTACGTGTCGGCTATCTGTTTCGGGGACTATAGCTCAGTCGGTAGAGCAGCAGACTTTTAATCTGTTGGTCCAGGGTTCGAATCCCTGTGGTCCCACCATCATGTGACCGTTGTCAAGTGGCCTAAGACCCCGGGTTGTGATCCCGGTATTCGTTGGTTCGAATCCAACCGGTCACCCCATTTATCTCGGTATCTGCCCGTAGCTCAGCTGGATAGAGCATGAGCCTTCTAAGCTCAGGGCCACAGGTTCGAATCCTGTCGGGCAGGCCAATTCGCCTCGGTGGTGAAATCGGTAGACACAACAGACTTAAAATCTGTCGGCGTAGGCTGTGCCGGTTCAAGTCCGGCCCGAGGCACCATTTAGTTAATAATCAGTGCGGATCTATCACCGGCTCAAGCGATCAGCTGCCTGTGATGCCACCCATTCCGCTGTGGTCAATCCAAAATGGTAACCGTCGCGAGAAAGATCTAATCGAGGTGTGTGTATCACGATGGGTTCTATAATCTGACGAATTCTATCATAGCATTGATGTGCATCTTTTATCTCGGCCAATATGAGCGGAGGTAACCGATGCAGTTCTTCCATGAAAGTGGGCGGTTCTTCAGGCCAATCGGGACCACGGATATCATTCCAAAGACGAGTAAGGTGAGCTATACCTGCATGGAACTCTGGAATAGCAAACTGCACAGCAGTCGTGACTGAATCAACTCTTTTTTTGCAATGCAAAAAGTTTTCGTAATCCTGATCCACTTGTGAGTTTGAATATGATAGCCTTCGGTCTTCGGGACTGAGAGAAGTATCTGGGTGTTGTCTGCGACGAGTAAGGCTCCACATTATGACCATGTGTCTTGGGTTTACAGTTGCAGCAATAAGCTCGGCAGTGTCAGCGAGCCATTCGTTGCTGCATCCAGCTAAAGATACATTGATCACGGTTTTATTGATTTTCGAGCCTAGTCGGTCAGGCCAGGTGTGTGACAGCGGAGATCCAATTCCTGTGGTATAGCTATCACCCAAGCACCAAATTGCATTTTGTAAATCACTCATGGAATCCGGCCATTCAGGACCGCGAAATCCACGACTGTTGAAGCGATATTCTATGGGATACGGAAAATTCTTAAAGTAATTTCGATCGCGACAACGCATCAAGCAATCCATTCCGTGAAATTGCCGATGTAGGTTGACAAGGCTTGGCAGCACTAGCTCCGGCATGAGCAACTGATCATCGGTGTTCTGAATCTTTGGGGGAGGAGGCAGATCAATATTGGACAGTGTTTGTGTCATGGTAAGATATTTATAACCCATGGATTATCTGGAGTTTTATTGTAGCATCTGATTTCAATGTTGCGGTGGCTGAGTGGCAAGGCAACAGTCTGCAAAACTGTGATACGCAGGTTCAAATCCTGTCCGCAACTCCAATTTAATGGCGAGTAGCTCAGTGGTAGAGCAGGTGACTGTTAATCACCTGGTCGCTGGTTCGATCCCAGCCTCGCCAGCCATTTTACTGACCAGCAGTTTGCGGTAGTAAATAGCTTTGTATGTACACCGACCCTATGTTAATTGAGCCTTACTATCCAGGTCGAACCTTGAAA